ACTCGAAGATTTCCTTCGCCCACTTGGTGGTCATGCTCATGAACATGGAGCTGTCCACCTTGTCGAAGCGTGGTTGCTGGGAGATTGTGGTTGACTTGGCCTGCTGGATGATTTCATCAGCTTTGGATAATCGTTCTTTTTGCTTTCCTGTTAAGGACATCTCGTGCCTCCCGTGAATCACACCATTTCTGGCGTGACCTTCTCTTGGGTCATCTTCTCCCAGTAGGTTTCACCGTATTTCGAGAGCAGAACCTGGCGCATGTTGGCATCCGCCAATTCTTGTCTCTTGTCCGCGGTCATGTGCATACGCTCCAATGTATACGCGATATTTCGAATCGACCGGATGCGTACCCTCTCGTCCACCCATAATGTTCTCCATTGAGAACGTGCCTTGTAGCAGGTTTCCAAGTCCACGCCCCAGGAGTAATAGAGTGCCGGGTCAAAGCGCCCGATGAAATTCAGCCAATTCGCACGGTACAGGCTGCACCCGTTGTCGATCATCCAGGTCTGACGAGGTTGGTCTCCGCCGCGTGTCTTTAGATGCTCCCAATAGCCGGTGCTGTCTGCTGTCGCTGCCGGTTGGATACCGACCGCGTCCGGGTGATCCTGTAACCATTTCACCATCGGTGAAATGGGGTCGCCTTCGACGAATTCAATCGAAGTGGTCAAGAACAGGTAGGCGAAATATTCCTTCCCGCTTTTATCTGCCTCATTCATGCCAGCCAGCCAGCCGGCGGTGGTCTGGACGTTCTGAGGCAGGGCCACATTGGTGTAGAGAGCCGGCGGGGAAATGTCCGAGCCATTATCCACCAGGTACAGGTCAAGCGGCCAGTGAACGCGCCAGATGAGATAATCTGACAGGGCGTCGGCTCGTTCTGGCATATTGAAATTGGGCAGGAATGCGGCGATCCGGTCTGTCATTTGCCCCTCCCGCGGGACCAGACCGTATCATTGTCCACGTGCATTACCATGTACCGGAAAACATCGCAACCGTGGTCGTTCATCTTGATCGGCTGCTCTTTGTTTGGTTTCCCGTCCGGTGTTTTTGACCAGGCATCCCCGGGAATTTCATCAATGGTATTGGTGGGTAGTTTGGCGTCTTCAAGGATCGGATCTGGCTCTACCAAAGCACCACGCACGAAGAAGATGCGTGGTTTTCCGTCCGCCTGTACTTTCATGCGCGCCTTGACCGCCTGGATACCAGGAGAGACGTCCTTCCGTGCGGCAATGGTGACAATGCCGTGCTTCTCCATCGTCGCCCGGTCTTCGGCGTCATGGTCTGCGACCGTTGCCTCGATGTGCTCCTTGTTGGTAAGTAATACGATCCGCTTGGTCATATCCTCGACCAGTTTTTGTGTGACATAGATTTCCCGGTATAGATAAAGCCGGCCATCTGCATCCATCCCCCACCACTGACACACGAACGGGTTGGAATAACCGAAATCAACCACCCGGAAACGGCGCACGAATTCAGGGCATTTGTCCTTGTCGATGACATGGATGGCCGGGTCGAATTCATCATAGATAGCGCCCTCGGCCTGAACCCATTTGCCCAATACCAGCCGGTCCCGCATCACGCCGGTCAGTTTTTGCAGATTGACCAGATAGGCCGGCGGGAGATAGGGGTTATCCTCGCCGCCCGAGTAATACACTTTCGCCTGCCCGCCCTGGATCAAGTCTTTATAAATCCAGTGCGTCGGCCTGTCCGGGTTGGTGGTGAGAATGAGTTGTTGCCAGGGCGCGGCAGTATGTCGGATACGTGCGGTCAACTCCTCAAAGTCCTGGCGGGTGAAAGCGTTGGCCTCTTCCATCCACGCACCGTCCAGACCACCTTCTCCACCGATCGAGCGCACCGATTCCCGCTGCTTGTCGTCCTGCATTCCCCCCGAATAAACCACCGATCCGTTGCTATAAAAGAATGTTCCTTCGTTCTTATTGAAGGTGACGCGCGGATCAGGTCCAACCACTGTCTGTTTTAAGAATGCAACAATGCTGTGGCCTGTCCATTCACGCGCCTTGCGCAGCATGAGCCAGGTCGAGCGGGGATATTTCAGGCAGTAACCGTGGATCTTCTCGGCCGCCAGGCGCGATTTCCCGCCTCCTGCATGGCCCGTAAGCAGCATAACCGGCGAAGTGTCCCGCCAGGGGACGATCTGCCAGGATAGTGGCTTATAGGGTGCGACAATCTCAGGCTGGGTCATCTTTCGGCTTGTCCCAATCATCAGGGGAAACGATCACATAACCTTTAATATTCTCGCCATTGCTGGTAATGTCCTGCCGCTCAACGAATAACCCGTGGTACTTCCCGATCTTCTCGAGGGCCGACTGCGCGTCATGTAGATCGACCCTTAATCCATGCGCAGTCGGGGCGATGGACTTTATAAGATGGAGTTTTCCGTCCTCTTTCGCTTTTGCCAGGTTCAAGATAGTTTTGCCGTCCACGATGTCGATATAATCGCTCATATCGGAGCGAGCCATGTCAGATAGGCGCTTCAACACCTCGGTCGAGCTCATAACCATATCGGTCAAGCGCTTATCGATCTCGGCCTTTATTTCAGGTTTCCTCAGGTTTTCGCTCCCGATGGAATAAGCTGTCTTTTTTGAGTAACCGGCGGCAATAGCCGAGCGCGTGGCATTCCAATCCTTGACGTACTCAAGGACAAATGCCTGCTGCCGGCCAGTAAGTTGCTTTTCTTTTGGCATTATGCGACCTTCTTGATGGTTAAGTCTTTGCGGTTCGTCCAGGTCAGCTTTGCTCGCATATTTTTAGTCATAAATTGACGTTGGGGTTAATGGTTGGCGCGTTTTCATCAGCATGACATTAGCACTAATCCCCCATCTGGAACATTGTCATTTTGCGCAACCCGCTTTATCCGGCGATCTGCTTAACATTTCTTTCATTATGTCTTTCTGTTGTTTCTTGCGTTCGGCAGTTGCTTTATTAGTCGCTTTGATTTTGGCGCGCGTTTCCGAGGAAAGCTTCCGTCCCCTGCATCTTGTGTTACCAATTGCCGCCGCCGACATCTTAGCAAGCGTTTCGGGCGTGTGTTTTCGCCCAAGAAAGTTTGTGTTCCCAATTTTGGAAGCCGATATTTTTTCACATGCTTCCGGAGAAATCGCCATTCCCTTATGCGTTTCCGACATTCTGGCGCGTGTTTCGGGCGCGTGTATGTGGCCCTCGGCGTATTTATTACCAATTAGCGCCCGGGATATTTTCGCTCGTATTTCCGGTGTTGCTTTGACTTTTTTTCTGATTTTCGTTGCTGATATTTTGGCGCGTGTTTCTGGACTAGGTATAAGTCCAAGTGTGCTTTGCGCCGTTCGGCAAATGTTGTATTCCGGGATCAGGGTATCAAGATAAAATTGCTCACGCTCCACTAACGCCGCGTGGTCGCAGGTTTCCAAAATGGAAAATATAAAACGTTCGCCCCCATACATCAACCAAGCCTTTTGTAGATGACGGTTTATGTGTTTTTCGCTCCGCAACCTGCAAAAATGTTCGTAGTGCCGCCTGTTTAAATCAACAGCGGAGCCAATATAACGATGCCCATTAACGGTATTTCTGATCTCGTAAACGCCGCTGATTTTATTCATCTTTCCTCGCGCAAAAGGCCGTTGACTACGCTTTGCCAGACTCTTGCTTAGGGAATCGGGTGCTAACGCAATCAACGGCCTTTTGTTGGCAAAATAAAAGCATCCGAAATTCCCTAAGCAAGGTGATTATATCACTATCTATCATCCGGCACAATCTCGCCACCTGCCGACGGTACAACGTCGTAAAACTCGTAGAATTTATTCCAAAATTCAGCCGTAACATCGCTCATCAGATAAGCGGCGCGCTCGTTTAGGCTTTCCCCCGATTTGAACTCTCTCATTTCACGAGCTGCCATCCAGTCGAAAATCAGGTGCATTAATTCATGGGACACATACCCAGCGCCGATCATGTCGCGGAGCAAGTGCACTTCTCCAAACAAACCCGATCCATTTCTGCCTGGGACGCCGATATAGGCGCCTGCATAGAACTTCTTCGGAAAGCCGGTATTACGATATAAACCTTCTTTGGATCTCCAGACAAACACTTCGACATGGTGTTTTTTGCCGAACTTGAGAGTCCAAAAGG